TCTAACAATATAGGAAACGAAAACTGAAAAGGTCTACAGAATGGCTCATATGATTGAAATGATCGACGGCGTTGCTCAGATGGCTTACCGCTCGTCGAAAGGTAAACCGTGGCATGGCCTCGGTACTCCGGTTGGCGACGATATGACTCCCTCCGAAATGATGAATGCTGCCGGTCTCAACTGGAACGTTCAGAAGGTTGACTCCTTTATCGAGTTCAACGGCAATCGCATTCCGACCGGGCAGCAGTCGCTGATCCGCGAAACCGATGGCAAGATCTTGACTCAAGTCGGTCCTGGTTGGAACCCTGTGCAGAACTCCGAAGCTTTTGAGTTCTTTGCTGACTTCGTCTCCAAAGGCGATATGGTAATGGATACTGCTGGTTCGCTTCGCGACGGTCGTATCATCTGGGCTCTCGCAGACGTTCGCGACGGTTTCACTCTGTTCGGTGGTGATGAGGTTAAAGGTTACCTCCTCTTCTCCAACCCTCATCAGTACGGCAAGTCGATCGACGTTCGCTTCGTTCTTGAGCGCGTCGTCTGCAACAACACTCTTACTGTCGCGCTTGCTGAAAGCGGCCAGGCTGCTGTTCGCGTGAACCACCGTTCCGTCTTCGACGCCAACCGCGTTAAAGAACTGCTCGGTCTGTCTCACCGTAAGGTTGAAACCTTTAAATCGGCTGCAGAACTTCTTGGTTCGAAGCAGTACGGTCAGAAAGACCTCGAGAAGTACTTCGGTCAGATCTTCGGTGAGTCCACCAAAGAAGGCAAACTTCTGTCGCCGACCGCCGAACGCGCTCTCGAAGTTGTCGAAAGCCAGCCCGGTGCAGAGTTCAAAAAGGGTTCGTTCTGGCAGATGTTCAACGCAGTTACCTACATGACTGACCACGAACTCGGTCGTTCCAACGACACTCGCCTTTCGTCGGCTTGGTTCGGCGTTAACGCAAAGCGAAAGGTTGATGCTCTCAATCTCGCAGTTGAGATGGCAGAGGCAGCGTAAGCTGCCTCTCTTTACACAATATATAATAGGTGGATCTGTAATGGGAAAACACATCAAAACCCAGTTGGACTATGATATGATCGAGCAGTTCGCAAAAGAAATCTTGCGACTCGATCCTAGCAACGCAGTCTTGGAAAAATATTTGAAGATGAGCAATTTTGAAGGAGCTGAGCTGCGAAAATGTTTAAAGGTCTAGGACTTTCACTTTTTATCGTAATGATTTTGATTGTAGGTGTACCGCTTGGTATGAGCCTATACTTACTTTAACATAACACAGGAGAATATACTATGAATGACGCATATAACGTAACCGCAGAAGAACTTCGTCAGTTCATCGAGCGCTACGAACGCCTCGAAGAAGAAAAGAAAGACGTGACTAGTTCTCAGAAAGAAGTCATGGCAGAAGCTAAGGGTCGTGGATACGACACCAAGGTAATGAAGAAGATTATTGCTATTCGTAAGCGCAAGGCCGATGCAATCGCCGAAGAAGAAGCTGTTCTTGAGATGTACAAGTCCGCGTTGGGCATGGCTTAATGAGCAAGGAACAAAGCAAACGAGCTATTGAAAAGATCTATCCCGACTTCGATAGCCGATACGGAGTATGGGGATGGTGTTCGCTAGATAAAGCAGGATGTATTATCGACTGCATTGATGATATCTTTACACGAGTTAATGATCCAATTTGCGTAGAGATCGGCGTCTATGGCGGAAAGAGTGTCATTCCAGTAGCTCTAGAGCTTAAGCGAATGAACTCTGGAAAGGTCTACGCGATCGATCCCTGGGATAACGGAGAAGCTACAAAGGGATATGATGGCGAGCATTACGAGTTCTGGACTAAGGTTAACATGCCTTGGATCTATGAAGTCTTTACTACTTTGATCGAAGAAAACGGTTGTTCTGAATATGTAGAGATCATTCGAAAGGCTAGCGATGATGCGCCTGTGATCTATGATATCGACTTCCTGTACATCGATGGTCAACATACGGTACAAGCAATTCGTGACGTAGAAAAGTACGCGCGCCAAGTTAAACTCGGTGGTTACTGTATCGCTGACGATATTAACTGGGGAGATGTTTCTCTAGTTCCTGATGCTCTAAAAGCTATTGGCTTTGAAGAGCAGCGTTGGATCGACGGCGCGATCATCTTTAAGCGTACTTCTATTAAATAAAAAGGGTGGATCCGAAGATCCACCCAAGCTTTAGAAGGGGCCGGTTGTTTCCGGCCTCTTTTATATTAGAATAGGTTAGATACTCTAACGCGTCTGTAGTAGACGTTGCTGTTTGCAGTAAGAGCACCTTCGCTACGGGTTGGGCCGAAAGCGAATGGGTTAGCAACCATGCCGTAGCGGGTTTTGAAGCCGATCTTTGGCTGGAAGCTGTCTTCACCAACAGCGCGGTACATCTGTAGTGGAACGTATGGGCAGTAGAAGATACCTGCGTCGAAAGCAGATGCACCCTTGTAACCTACGACCATGTAGTTTGCACCAGCGTATGGATCTACATAAACTCTGTAGCGACCGTTTAGAACACCGGCGAAGGTGTTTCCGGTATCGTCTACGTTAAGAGCGTTGCTGTTGAGAGCTGGTGTATAATCGAGGACACCTGCCATCTGAAGAGCGGAAGCTACGTCAGAAGAACAGACCACGATGTTACCCTTGCCTCTACGAGTAGCTTTTGCAATTGCATTAGCTTCAAGTTCGATCTGGAACATAAGTCCCTTGAACTTCTCAACTGACCAACGGCCGTTTGAGTCAACGTCAAGGTCGAATACGCCAGCAGCAGCAGTGTTTGCAGCACCGGTTACAGCAGAGGTATAGATTGTGCGAACAACTTCACGGTTGATTTCTGCGAGGATTTCAGACTGAAGAATGTTAGCAAGTTCGGACTCTGCGTCAAGACCATGAACAGCACGAAGGTCTTGTGCAAGTTCAGTGGTGTATTCTGCTTTTAGCGCGCGGCTCTTTGCAGATACGGTAACTTTTTCGATAGCAAGAGCCATCTGTGCGAAGTTGGTTCCGTTTCCGTCGCCAAGAGCTTCAGCAGCTGCAGTGGTCATACCAGTACCGGTGTTTGCGGTAGCAGCGCCACCGGTTGTACCAGCCATTGTGCCTGTACCGGAGAAGTCGGAGTCAGCTTCGCCGTAGAAAGCTTCTACTGCGGTGTTACCTGACATTGCGTTGTAGTTAGAACGCATTGCGAAGATAAGACCAGTTGGGCCGGTCATTGGCTGAACACCAGCAATGTCGTATGCCATTAGGTTTGGCATGGAACGACGAACTAGGCTGATGAGGATTGGGTCGTAACCAGCTTGTGGTGTAGCTGCGCTTGAACCAAAACCGCCGGTTCCGGCGAAGTTGGTTGGAGCTTCTTGAAGGAGCGAAGTCATGTTGATTGACTGGTCGCCGGACTCAAGAAGTGCCTTTTCTGTGTTTTCGAGTAGAGTAGCAGTTACTGCTTTTCTGTGCTCGTCTTTGATTGGCGAGAATGAAGAGTGCTCAAGAAGAGGACCCCACTTTTCGACTAAAGTTCTATTAGATTGACTCATTTGCTGTCTCTCCTTTGGCTGTTGTTATTTTCTGGTTTTATTTATAATTTTGTTTTTTTCACTTAACAGTTTTCTTGTTTAGTGCTTCAACGATGGCATTGACGGTTGAATACGAAGATGCTGGCTTTTTAACTGCCACTTCTTCAGTAAGAACTTCTTCTGCTTCTTCGTTGATCACTTGAGATTTCTTAGTCTTAAAGAAAGATTCCTTAAGAGTTTCAAGATCTGACTTATAGCCATCGACGTTATCAGCGTCAAGCTTTTCTGATAGAACTCTTAGTCTTTCTTTCTGAGAAACGGTGAGTCCTTCTGAAACTTCTTCAAAAACTTTATCAGCCTTAAGAGCAACAATAGTCTTCTTAAGCTCGATGTTTTCGTTGATCACTTCGTTTGCCTGATCCGCTAGAGAAGCGTTGTGCTCTTCTAGGCCAGCAACTACATCTAGAGTCTCATCGTCGATATCGATGTTGTGCTCAGTGAATAGTTCTTTAAGTCCACTCATTAGGGACTCAGCCATCTCAACTTTGATACCAGCTTCGATAGCAACTTCGTTCTCTTTCATCCACTCTTCTACTACATAGTCGAGGTATGAGTCTAGATTCTCTACGATTTCATCCATAGCTTCGCTAACGGATTCTGTAAGCTTTTGTTCGAATTCTTCTTCAAGAGCTGCGGTTGCTTCGTTTATACGAATCTGAGCTGCTTCATTTACAGCTGCTTCGAATACGAGCGTTACCTTTGATCTGAATTCTTCTGAAAGATCGATACCTTCGAACATGCTAGAAATTGATTCTTCAATAGAAACAACTTCTTCTTCGATTACTTCTTCTTCAGTTTCTTCTGACTCGGAAACTGGAGGCTTTGCAACAGAACCTGCCTTTGGATCGACAGCTTTCTTTACGTCTCCTCTACGTGCCTTAACTTCTCCACCTTCTGGTGTAACAGCATCAGGAACCGTAGAGACACCGTCATCGCTTACAAATTTTTCTTCTAACTTTGACATATTTACTCTCCTTTTAATGGATTCGTGTTTCATATCCATATTTATAAAACTTATTTCTTCAGAGAACGAACGAAGTTTTCAAAGAGACGAGCAGCAAACGCTTCGTCAATCTTTCTTTCAGTTCTCTTATACGTTTTCTTCACTTCCTTCACGGCCTCTTCGATCATCTGCTGGGCTCTCCAAGTTCCGGAAACTATGTCGTAGAAATACTCTGTATTTTCCATGATTCCGTTAACAAAACAGTTTGGACCCGAAGGATCCGTAACGATATCTACAGTAGCAAGATGGAAGTCGTTCTGAACTTCCATGATACCTTCTTTAGTTGGTTTAACAGAACCAAGACCACGAGTAGATACACCAACCTTTACACCTTCATCGATAAAAGTTTTTACGATGTTACCCATTGGTGTGCTAAGTATCTTTGCTTTACCAACGAAGTTCGATCCGTCACGCTTCATATCTGTGATGAGGTGAGAGACACGATCACCGTTTATCTGCGGTCCGTCTGGGTGTCCAAGTTCGCCAAGAGCTCTCTTTGTCTTGATGAACTGATCCTCATATCTCATCATTTCTTTTTCAAGAATTGTTGAAGGGTATATGCGTCCGTTGCGATTCTTGATATCGCCCTGCATGAAGATACCTTCGATGAAGTACTGCTTTGGCTCGTTCTCGTTTGCCTCAGTGACAACTTGAACTTCTTCGATTGTTTCTGTAATCAGTTTCATATCTAATCTCCTTTATTTTATTTATAATTTTAATTCTTATATGAAACTGGAGTGCATTTGATGGTGGTCGATCCTGCAATCGTATCTGTAGAAAGTTTTTCTAGAATTTCTATCGTCCCTTGCGGCATCGTGAACGTTGCTGTTGGATTCGTCGCACTAGTAACTGTGATGACTGAATTTGCAGCCGCATAGATACGAACTAGTTTTGAGTCGTATACGGTGTTTGCAGATGTGAATGATAGTTCAGTGTTTAAAGCTTTAAGTATCATAGTGCTTCCCTCGCAAAGCTAAGGATTTCGTTAAATCCAGTCTTATCTTTCATTGCGACTTCTTCCATTTTTTTACGATTTGCGGAAGAAAGATCCTTAAGCATTTGATTTAGAAGATCGGCGTCTTCCTTCTTAAGTATTACAGATGATCCGTCCTTAAGTTTTACGATACCTTGGTTGAATACTTCTGTAAGTTCTACAGACTCTCGGATCTTTTCTTCACCGTCTGCATCGCGATCTACGTTTGAGATCGGAACGTTTCTCGTTCTGCTCTTTCCTTGTGAGTCCGTATAAGAAATAGTCTTTTTAAGAGCAGTATGTGTTACTTCGTTAAGACCAGCCTTTGCTGAGCGATAGCCCATAGGATCTGTCTTTAAACGACGATCTCTTTCTTTTTTCATTTCGTCTTTAGTGTAGCTACCATGTGGTACGCCACTATTCATATGCCACTTAAGACGCCCGTGAGACATTTTTGTTATATCTTCTTCGAGTTCAACTTCTTCCATCTTGTTTGCGGATCTGTTTAGGCCAGTTACACGGTTCTGTCCTTGCTTATAGTCTTTAGAAGTTAGAGTGCCTTTATCTAGCTTCTCTCTTTTCTTCTTAAGATCTAAAGCAGCCGCAGCGTGATAGTCGCGAAGTTTGTCTTGCGAAATCTCATCAATCTGCTCGACTTCTTCTCCATACATGTCGTCATAGTATCCGCTTCCGCCAGATCTAGATGTCATTCTCATCTCGCCACGAGCATAAGAGTATAGAGACATCATTGTCTGATAAGCATTTGATAGCTTGTTTTGATACCACTCTTCTGGGTCTATCCCCATATCGAGGTAGTCCATGATCTCTTCCGCTGCGTAGCAAATGAACTCAAGTTGGCTCATCATCATCGGAATTTCTTCGTATGCGTCTTCTGCCATGTTTGCTTTATCAGCGAGACGACCAGAAGCGCCAGATATACCCATCATACGGTTCTTGATCTTACGCTTTACATCTGGACTTGACTTCTTCATCGATGAAGATGCCTGAGCAGCAGCAACAGCAGCATTACCTGCCATATTACCAGCAGCTTTCTTGATGTAGCTATGTAGAGTGTTTGGAGAAAGCTCGTCGAGTTGTTCGACTTCTTCTTTAGCAACGAGTTTATCAGTTGCCTTTTTAATACCGCGCATTCTGTCCATAGCTTTGCTAAAATTCTTTGGTTGATCTGTCTACACTCTCGGTAGCGCGAACCTTTGGTTCACCAGCAACCCCAGGGTATGCTTTTTTGCCAGCAAGATTTACACCAGGTCTACGCTTCATGACTTCCTTAGTGCTTAATTCGCCTGTGTTGGTTTTGTCAGCAACTTTACGAATATATCTACGAGCAAGGTCGCGAGAGATCTCATCGAGTTCTTCGGCTTCTTCTTTTACAAAACCGTTGTTTATTTCTGCAGATGGAACCTTACGAGCTTTTAAGAATTTTGTAATCTTATCTTTATCACCCATAAGAATCATTTCTGTGGCACCGCCGTGCTGCTTAAAATTAATCTTAAGACCTGCATTTAACGCACCTGAGGCGGCGTTTTTCTTATAATTGCCATCGATATCCATAGAGAAGGTTGCTTCGTCGAGTTCAACTTCTTCTTTACGAATAGCTTTGCCAATCGCTTTACGACGATTGTGAAGATACTTATCTGATTTATCCTTATCACCGTCGTTATCAATGTCACCATCTTCTTTGCCGACCGGATCCATTGCTTCCTTCTTCATGGAACCCTTACCAGCGAATGTGCTAGCAGCATCCTTCGACATCGTGACTGGATACTTCTTGCCACCAAAGGCAAAGTGCTTTGCACCTGACTTGTGAGCGTTTGCAGCAGCGGTGTGGAACGCATTCTTTTCAGTTGCAAGGATTTCTTCAGGAATTACAAACACTGCTTCGTTAACAGATTTAGAAGGCTTATTTCCCTTCTTATACTTTACATGGCTGTCCTCGGTATCGTGCTCACCACCTTCAGCGGTAGGAACATCAAAGCTACCTTCGTAGACAGTCTCATCTTCGCCCTTATCGTAGTCTGCTCTGCGCTTAGGCGCCTTTTTTGTATTTCCAGTAAACGCGTGATCAGGGGCAACAGGATGATCTACCTTATCAATGATATGTTTATCTTTGAAATCTTTCTCGTCACCGGCCTTTGGCTGCGCGACCTCTGATATTATCTGACGTAGAGTCTTCATTTGTTGAGCCCTCTTTTGAATGGTTTTATTCTGTTATTTATAACTTTTAATGATTCTTCTGCCTCTAGATCGTCCTGTGGAGGCTGCTGTTGATCTGCAGGAGGCTGTTGATCTTGGTCAGGTGGTTGATCGCCAGGCATTTCTATATCGTATAGACCAGCTGCTTTCTCTTTATCCATCTGTTTCTGCATCTCTCTCATTTCGTCGTCAGTCATGAACAGAACATTCTTAACGACCCACTCACGAGAGTAATACTTACCGATCTGCTCTTCTATATCCTTTAGCATATTGACTTTTTCACGAAGAATTTCAGTCTGCTTGAGTTCCTCAAAGTAGTTGTCCTTCATAAAGTCATAGCGGATCTTATCTTTAACTTCAGCCCATTCTTCAGGATCTAGGATACCTTTAAGTATGAGTTGCTTTTCTAGAAGAAGATCAAATAGACCAGAGAAACGAGCTCTTAGACGGCGAATGAATTTGCCAAACTTGAGTTCGTCACGTGTAGTTTCTGAGACTCTTCCAAAGCTATACATAGTTTCTGGTTCTAGACGAGATATCGGAACCTTTAGAGACTTATACAGTTTTCTTTGGAAGTACTGAAGGTTTTCATCTTGGCTAAGAGCCTGTGCGCTTCCTCCCGCAAGAATATCAACTTCAGTTGATCTC